TTATTGTAGTTTTCTGTATGAAGTCCTTTGACTTCTTTTGTATGCCAGTCCTTTTCAGTAGTAAAAATTGTAAAATTACTTAACGAAAAATAAAAGCTTCTATCAAAATTTCTACGAACTTTACCTATTCCAAAACCACCTAACAAACCGTTAAACGTATGATGTTTATGATGTTTTAAATGCCTATCCTGATGCCATAGTAAATGCGAATTATCTTTGTAGTGTTGGAATAAATTTGACTTTATATTTATTTCTGCACTATACTCATTCAAAATAAAGTAATTATAAGATAAGGCCGGACAAATAAATATCGGAATTTTAGCAAAACTTAAACCGTTCTTTTGTAAATCAAATTCAAGTTTAGCGTATTCGCTTGCTTGTTGAATAAACTTTGCTATTGCCTCACCCCTTTTTTTATCAGGCCGTTTAGCCTCGATACCAAAGTAAACATTTGTTTCCGGTATCTGTAGAATTAAATCAATTCGTTTTGTTCTACATTTTGACCAACACTCGCGCCTAACGATAAAGTATTTTTCAAACTCTATTACAATTTTATCGACAAATTCTTTTTCTGTTAACTCATTGTTTTTAATCATTGTTTAAATTTTCTGTAGTGAATAAAAGTTAAATCAAAAGCAGGGTTCTTGGTTATCTTGAAAACCTCATAATCTTCAAAATCTGTACTGAACTTATAACCAATCTCGGCAAATTCAGCTCCACAAGGATTAACCTCGAATAATGAATGATTTATTAAAAAATATGCAATCCCACCACGTCTTTCTTCAAAAGACAATTTTAACCATTTTTTGTGTTTTTCGTTCATAATGTTATTAAATTAAATGCAAAAATCCCATCGGTTTGAAGGTTGCAGCTTCTCCCCGATAGGATAATTTAAAAGTTCTTTCAAGTGTAATAGGCCTGCAACGAATACTACATCACAAATATAACAATTTTATTCCAATCTACAACAATATCTTATTAAAAAATGACATTCCTTTTTCTTTGGCAATTTCTCTATTTGCATAAAACCGCTTAGCAAAATCACTAAACAAAACCAGTTCCGATATATCCATTTTACCAATAGTTTCTGCAAGTTCAGCAGTTTTTTGACATAGGTTTATGCACATTTCTGGGTCAATTTTGTAGATTTTATTGTATTCATTCGAAAGGTCTTTTTCAGCGACTTTCTTCAACTGATTGACTGCCATTTTAATTTCTCTTTTTACAGGGTATTGTTCGGTAAATTCGAAAAGTACTTGCGCTTGGATAGTGAGCTCTACCCCATTCTTCAATTCATTTGATCCCATATTCAAAATATAATATCTTTTTCTTAATTTCTCCTGCTTTTACTTTATCAATTTGCATCAGCTTTCGATATTCCTTTTCCAGTTCTTCGATAGTTGGTTGTTTTGGTTTATTGTTTTTTGCCATAAGTTCTTTCTTTAAATTCTTTAAACATTTTTCTGTAATCTGGTTCGGGTTCTGGAATATTCATTTTGCTTTCAAAAATCAAATAATTCACTTTACCGATGTGCCATAAGTTCTCAACGATTAAAAACTCTTGATATTCGTCGTACAAAGATTTACAACCTTTTTTTTTAGCTGGAATAATATTCAATCGCATAACGGCACGGTAAACATTATCTCGTGATGTATCGCACATTTTTGCGATGTCGCTCATTGTTTTCATAAAATTAATTTAACCCCATTTACTAGCATAAACGGGGTTTGAGTTTCTAATGTAAGACCTCTTTATTTAATTTGCCAGCCTTGTAAATTCACATAATACTTACCATTATATTCATTTCCACGAATATTAATACTTATGGTTACTTCTTGACCCGTTGTGATAAAATCTAATAAATTTACTTTATCTTGCACAAAATCTACTGGTATTTTTTGGCTATATTGTTCGTCTGTTTCAACTACCAATAACCTTTTTTTGAAGTCTTTTGCTCCAACTGTTTCTGTTTCTCCTACTAAAAAAACTTTTCCTTTAATTTCCATACTGTTTATTATTATTAATTTTGTTTATATACTCTTCTTTAATCTGAATTGCTTCTGCAATTCTTTCAATAATTTTATCACAAATAGCTTGGTCACGTTCAACGATAATAGTATGCCAATATTCTAACCCTTCTATTATAATATAATTGAAAAAGTAAGCTCTTTCACGTCCTGTGCATATCATTTGCATTTGCATTTGATAAAAGTACTTTTGGTCAATTTCATTTGTAGCAACTAATTTAAAGAAAGTTGATGCTTTTGGACATTTTATTTCTAAAACTGCATCAACACTTACTAAACCATCTGGACTTGCTCCTGCGTTTTCTAATAAAGTAAAGAAACCACAATTTTCTACTTCTATAAATTGTAAAGACATTAAATCTTTAAATTTGGCAAACGCTAACGGTTCTAATTCTATGCCTCGTTCCATGTCGTATGAAACGAAATTTTCGTCAACTTCGCCGTATAGTTGTTCGATAGCTTTTTCAATAGCGTATGTTTTACCAGTTTCGCCAAGTGCTTTAATTCCCATTAATTTGTAAATTTCGGACGCTGTAAATTTTCCGTGCCTTTGGTTTTTCCATTCTTCGCTGCGTTGTTCTACTTGTTCCATAATGCCTCTATTTCTGGTGTTACGTTATATTTTGATTTTATTTGTTCAATTGTTGCATTTGCTTTTTTAGCCGCTTCAAAATTTGCTTCTGTAAAATTAGGTTTTACTTTTTCGATAGGTTGTAATGGTTTTATACGAACCCCGTCAGTTATCGCTCCCATCATCTTTACATTCCTATCAACGAAAAGTTCAATTTTCATTCCTTTCCAATTCTCAATAATATTACAGTCTTTGCCAAGTGCCCCGTTTTTTTTAGAAAATCCAGCCAATATCTTGTTATTGGTTGAGTTTAATTTTAACGGTTTTATTGGTTCAATAAAATGACAAAATATGCCATCCATTTTAGTACCTGACACATCAACACCAGTTTCATATTTTACCTCCTTGATTGTAAAGATAAGTGGTATGTTGTCAGTTTCCATTGCGTCTAAATCCGCACTTGCAAGATGTGTTGATTTTCTGTACTTTCTCCAGTCTGTTTTAGTTTCCATATTTACAAGTTTTAATTATTAAAAAAATACCACAAAAAACAATAGTCAAAATAATGATAACTGCTATAAATTTTTCAACTTCAATTTTCATATTTTACAATTTCAGGATTATTAACAACAATATCCATAATGTCGATACCCTCTTTTAAAAGTCTTTTTGCTGTGCGTAACTTTTCTTTTAGTTCTGCATTTTCGTTCTCTAAAGCCACGATTCTAAATGCGTTTGTCATTTGTTCGTGGTCGGATAAAAAAGCATTGTTAATTTTTTTCATCCAGTCGTAAAAATTTTCTACTTCACTCATAATATTAAATTTGAAATATTGTTACTAATTTGTCTTCAATTCGTTCAACTAATGTAAGGTAATAAGGTTGTCTTGCGCTTTTCAAAATGTACTTTAAGTTTTCGATTCGCTCCATCACATCGTCGATTTCGTTTGTTTCTTCTGGTAGTTGTTCTTTCTCTTCTGGAGCATACCCGCTACCCCATCCGTCCAAGTTTAGTGTTGCCATTTTTTTTAGTTTTAAAGTTTGGACAAATATACAACCTTAAATTTAATAAACAAGAGTTTTGGCAAAAAAATTAGTAATTAATTTTATTTGCAAATATTTTATACTAAAAAGTTTGCGTATTAAAATAAAAGTATTAATTTAGCAGAATAATAATAAAACATTAATATATGGACTTCTTAACACTATTAATTGCCAAGTACGGATCACACGAAAAGCTGGCAACCGCAACTGGTAAAAGCCGACAATCTATATCGTATAATAATCTAATAACCGACAAAGTAAAACGAAATTCATTTGGATTGGAATTGTTGTTGTTAATAAATGACGAAAATACCGATATAGTAAATTGTGACGGTAAATTATTAACGTTTAAAATAGAAAAATTGTGAAAAACCATATAACATATACTATCACGCTTTTAATTGCTTATTTTAGCTTAATTTGGCTTTGTGTCGGTTTTCAGATGATAAATGAAATAGCGTTTTTTGCTGTTTTGATTGTTTTATACGGGAACGGATTAGCTTATTATGAATTGAAAAATACAAAATTATGAACCAACGAGAAAAAACAATCGTATTAATAGGTTTTTGTATTGGATTTTTAACCGCTTTTTTTGCAGTTTTTGTTGTGGTTTTATAAAATATAAACCAATAACTAATGCCAGTATAGCTTGTAACTACTGTTATTGGTAGTAGTGGGTAATTTAAAATAAAACGAACTTATGAAAATAGAACAAATAATATACGATACAACTAGAAACGTATTAAACTTAGACGACAAATTAAGCATTGCAACATTGTTTTTGTTTTGCGAAAAATTAGGAAGCAAAAGACTTTCGGAATTACTTTATTGTGATTGTCTTGAAACTTTTATCGATGACTTACAGGATGAATATAAGTCATTTGATGTTGATTTTACGATTAGGTTAGAAAAAAGAGAAGTTCAAGATGCTTTTTTCAAAACCTTAGATAAATACAAAGAAAAAAACGACTCAAATGGATTTTTAAAGGCAATACACGAAAATGACCCTTTCGCATTGGTTATTTGTGAAATTGTAGATTATAGATTTGATAAAATTGAATTTAAAAAATTTACAAATAATTTATCCAAGCAGTTGATTTTGGATTTTGAAAACGAAATGTAGCACTTGCCTACAACGTTTGATGGCTATACGATGGTTGGGAATGTAAGCCTAAACTTTCGGATTATTACAAATCTTGCAAACACAAAACAGTGCTGAAATTTTGCCCAAAACAGCCATTGAGCAAAACCACTGTTATAAGTAGCTTTTATTATGAAATTTTCAGAAAACAATATGATTACAGATTGGTTAGAAAAAAACGGTAATCCAGAAATTGAAAAACAAGTTGAAAAAGAATTAGAAATAATAAACAAAAAAGAAATGTTAAAAGTAAAAATAAAAGAATATTGCAAATTACATAAACTGAAATTTATTAAATATTACAATAATGGTTTTTTAGCTTCTTCAAAAGTTGATGTAAAAGCTGGTATGAAAAAAGTTTTAGGAGTAGATAAATTTGAGCATATTGATATACGTGTTATAGGACAAAAAGAAATTATAAGACATTTTCTTTGTTATTCTGATTTAGATATTGTTGATAACGGAATTTTTAACCGCAATGTTGAGTAAAGTTACTTATAACGGAAAAGCTTGTAGCTGTATGCCATCGCAATAGTGAATAAAAGCAGGGAGTTTCTGCATATAGCTACAAGCGTATGTTATAGTAAGTGGCGGGTATTAAAAAACCCACTCTAAAAAATAAAGTGGGTAATATTTCAAGCATTTTTAAAAATACCTGCACTGGAACTAGATTACAAATATAAACTAAAAAATAACAAATATTATGGATTATAACAATTTTTTCAACTGGTGGGAGGCGTTCACAGAATTAGCTTACTCCAAAAATTTAGAAATCACGAAAGACGTAAATTTTATCAGGAATAAATGGTATGACAAAGAATTTAGTATTGAAACAGCAATTAAAAAATATACAAGATGAAAAATATAGGGAATAAAAATAATAAGCCAAAAAACAAAACTGACAAAGATTTATTTACTCTTGAAATATGGTTAGAAAAAGAGCTGCAATATCGTATTGTTAGAGATTGTAGATTTAACGAAAGAGTAAATATTTTTACTCAAATAGACGACAATAGGGAATTTGTTCTTTACGAGATTTATGAATGGAAAAGACAAACGTAGCCATTTACTATAACGTTCATTATTGAAGCAGTTAAGTAAAAGTACGCCTTATACTTCGATTTAAGACCAAAAACAAAAAGTACAAAACAGTAAATAAATTAATAACCAAAAGCCTTAATTGCTACAATATATTGTTGTAGGTAGGTTTTTTAACATCACGAATTATGACGCCAAAAGAGAAAGCAACAGAAATGGTTAGAAAGCAATTTGATATAATTGCAAAAGCATCAAACTACAAAGGGCTAAAAGCAGAAGGAGAAAAGAAATTTTACGCAATAGAAAAAATAGCAAAACAATGCGCTACAATAGGAGTTGATTCTATTATAGAATTGTACAAAAAAGAGTGGAATATTGATAATTCATATTGGAAAGAAGTAAATGAGGAAATAGCAAAACTATAACCTGCGTAACTTTGGCTACAAAGTTGAGCAAACTTACCTACAACGTTTGGTGCTTGTAGATGCCAGCCTACACGCTCCTATAATTTCGGCTGGTAGCTACAAACACCTGTTATAAGAAGTAGCGGGTATTAAAACAAAACGAACTTATGAACGAATTAGAAAAAAGAAATGCTTTAATGCAAGGTACTGAAATGTGTGGAAAATTATTAATAGGATTGATGACCGAATTAAACATACCAAATTACATTGAAACAACAATTTTAGACTTAAAAGACAATCAAAGGTACAAGTTGAGAATTGAAAAAGTTAAACAAAAATCTCTTATGGAAAAGATACGTAGCTATTTCTTATAACGTCCTGCGGCTTTGTGATGTTGCCGATAAAACACACCTAAAACTTTAAATTTAAGACAGATTATGAAAGCAAAAACAAATGTTACAGTTCAAGACCAAGACGGCAATAGCTCAAAACCGCTGTTATGTGATGTTATTTTAACAGATGAACAATGGGAAGAATGGAGAACCGTGTGTAATATAGTTGTTCAAGATGCTATATTCGGTCATAAAAACGTAAACGATACGATAAAAGAACTTAGTTCTAAATTTAAGTTGTTATCGGTATAATATCACATAACGGTTCGTTTGTATGGTTAGTGCGGAAAAAGAAAACCGAATCACTCCATACAAAAACTATAATTCAAGTACAAAAATATCAATAAATTAAGCCATATACCGCATTAACTATACAAGCTGTTAGCGGATGTGGCTTCCACTAAACTTCTGGGCGGAGTGATAAAACCCAAAACATAAATATTATGGAAAATATGACAAATTGCGTTAAAGAAGAATCAGTTATTGAAAGATTATCTCATAGTTTAGATAGAATTACGGGAGAATTATATTCAATAAATGATAGGTTAGAAAGACTATCAACAAAAGCAGGAGTTAAAGAAACTGAGCCTTTAGAAAAAAGTGGAGGAGAAGTTCAAAAAAATCCTGAAAACCACACTGAAATAACAAACCAATTAGTTAGACGTATTGAAAATAGTATTCTCGATACTCACAAACGGATTTATGAATTAGAAAGATTTATTTAGAATTTTATTGGCGGTAGTTCTTGATTCCTACCGCCATATCCGCTAACTATTGGCTAACAGTTATAATACTATACGATAACTAATTAACTATCAAATTATTAAGATATGATTGTACAAGTAAATTACTTAGTTAAATGGCAATTTAAAGATTTTCCACATTATAAAATAAGCACTTGTAAAAAAGTGATTAATTGTAAAACAGGTAAAATAATAAAATGTACTAAAAATGGAGGCAGTATTGGGTATTTTATAGCAGGTAATTTTTATAAAAAGTCAAACATAAATGATTTTATTGAAGCGATTCCAAAATCTAAATGCCCGTTTTAAATTTAGGCAAGTAAAAATATAAAAACACAAATCCACAAACGATTAAAATGATAAATATCCAATTATTATTTTTAGTCGTTTGTTTATTTTTCTCAATTATGACAGTCTTGGTAATGTTTCGATTATTCCATTTCTCTTTTACAATACTTTTATCGTTTGTGATAATAACATTTTTGTATTCTTTTCCTTGAATTACCATAGGTTTAAGCACATCAAACGGCTTATAAACAAAAGTATTTCCTAAAACAATTTTAGAGCCTTGTGAGTAGTTATTTTCAACATATACACTATCACGTTGCTGCGTATCTGTTTTGCGAGTACCACAACTAAAAAGCATAAATAGTATTGTAATTGCTAATAAACTTTTCATTCGTGAAAGTATAATTTTGCTTCGGCTTTTCGACGCTCGATAAGTCCTTTTAATATTTTGCCACCGCCAGTAATATAGTGAGAAGTCCACCACGATCTTAATAATGGGTTTTGACTGTTTACCATTTCAAATAAAGTTTGCGAAACCCCGCAATTATAAACGAAACAAACCAATGCGTCAAATTCATTTTGTTTAACGGTTCGTTTTAGTTTTTTAATTACAATATTTTCGTAGGTTATTAAAGTAGATTGTAGTAATTCGGTTGCTTCTTTTTCTGAAATATGTTTGTCTGTCAATTCTACCCTTGTTCCGTTTGCTCTACGTGTAGAACCATAACCGATTGTAGGTATATTTGCAGGACACAAATAAGGCTTCGATTTGAACCCCTCAAAAAACTTTATTAAATCAACCCCTATTTGTGATGTTTTCATTTACTTATTTCATTTTTGTAAATATGTTCGTCCTTTGTTGGAGCTACAAATCGTTGTTGAATAATAATTGTAATTCCGATTCCTAAAATGAACCACAAGCCTTTTTCAATCATAGTTGTAATAATCGACTTGTCCTCAAGCTTTCTTACCCTTTCTGGAATGTCTTTTATATGCAATAAAGTAGAGTTTACCTCATAATAGTTCTTGTCTATTTTATTCATAAACTCCTCTATTTTTTCAATTGACTTAATTGTCCTTTCTTCGTGACGCACTCTCGTTTCCATATCTCCTCTCAATTTCACTATTTCAATAGTGTGGTCTTCGCAATTATTTTTATTTTTTTGTAATGCCATTGGGGGTAAAAATTTATTCTCAAAAATACAAAAAAATTCCCACCAAATAAATGATGGGAAAAATTTTTATTTACTCGCTGGGGTAAAAAAGTTTTTAACCAAATAAGCAACTCCGCCACTTAATGCAGCCAAGCCTATACTTTTCCAGTCAAAAACAAATAACCCAGCATCCAAACTCTGTTGTATAATTACTACAACTGGCGTTAAGACAGCCATTAACAACCCTTTTAAGATGTCGTTAATATTCAATTTTAAAAAATCACTCATATCTATTTAGTTTTAAAGTTTCTAATACTATGTTTTCGATAAACGTATTATCGTCTGCCCATTCTTTGTACTGCTCCTCATTTATAGCAACGTTTCCAGTTGCCAATATTTCATTATCTTCGCTACATACTTCGTAATAGGTATTGCAAGACGTGTCTTGTGTACTATTTATAATTGGCCTAATTAAAATTTGAGTACCTTCTTTTTGCTGTAATCCTAAAAGGATTGGTTTAATTTGTATCATATTTTTGTTTTTAATTATACACTCGAATTTCTATACTTGCTGGACTTATAATTCCATTTGTTGGTGTGCCTGCCAGTAATGTAGATACATTAACTGTATTATCTGAACTTCTTGAAACTGTAATTGTTGTGTCTGCACTTCCTGAACCTGTGGCTATTGTCCAAGTTTTATTTAAAGTAAAAGCACTTGTCAATGTTCCAACATAACTGCCAGTTGAGGTATAGGTCCAAGTTATTGAGCCACCCAACGTATTTTCTAAAACTGTTGCAGTTGGTGCGCTTGTTCCTGATTGTGTCAATAATGCAGTGTAAACTTTATAAGGTTTTACTGTTTCAACTAATGCTATCGTTCCGCTTGCATCTGGGAGTTGTAATGTTCGTTCATTTGTAACATTATCGGCTCTTATTATGGACGGATACTCAATTGCATTTTTAGATATTTTTATCTCTCCAGGGTTTATAATAACGGATTTGTCTGTCAAAATAGAATCATAAACATTAATATATGATGTGAATTTTTTACCTCCTGAAATAGTTTCAACTCCTGTTTTATGAACTACATTGCTATCTAATGCTATTGTAGAGCTTTGTATCTTTTCAACAACCCCGGTACTCGTATTCCTTGTTAAAATATCATAAGTTCCTGCACTTGTTGTAGGAACTGTTGAAAAAGTTAAATTTCCTGTACCGTCAATTATTAATCGTCTAACATTATTTGTAGCAAGAGATAGTTTATTATTTCCATACACATAAACACCTAAATCTGAAGCTGCACCTCCTGCAAAAATAGAATTTTCAGAACCTATAATACCTAGATTAGTTGCGTTATTTTTAAAAAACATATTAGTTCTAGTCCCATCAGTGTTTCCAGTTATAACTAGATTTCCCCCATTAATCGTTGTGTTTGCTCCATCGTAAGAAATTGAACTATTTACCAAATCATTTATTCCCGAAAATCTAGGGATTGTGTTTATTGTTCCGCTTCCATTTACCTTTGTTGCCAATCCATCTACAACTGCTTTGGTAGTGGCATACGTTGTCGAACTTGAAATCGTATAACTATCGCTTTTATTGGCAACATTTTCTGGCGCAAATCCCAACGCTGCCACGATATTACTATAAGTCAAAGCAACTGAACCATTACCAATTATATTACCAAATTTATCTACTGGCACAAATTGAGCCGTGCCGCCAGCAACCGCACTCGCTAAATTAGTTGTCCCTTGTTGAACTATTAAATAGCAACGAAAAACAGCGTTATCAGCGATATTTTGTTCAGTTACGAAAGGTTGAGTTGGTAAGGCTACAACGGCATCGTTAAACGAATTATAAACAGTTTGACCGGGCTGTATGCGTGATAGTCCTGATTGAAATAAGTTGATGCGTTGAATTGTCCATTTATTAGATGGTGTGGTAGTTGATGTGCCACCCACATCGTAAATGTTTGGGTTTATATTTTGCGTATCTGCCAACTGCGTACCATTTTGAAATCTATAAGCAAAAGTTAAAGCGGTTTGTGATGGTATGGTTAATTTATGTGGACTCAAATAATCCGATGCATTTATACCCATTCCAAAAATATCTCCAACTGATTTGTTGATTTGTAAGTTTGCACCATTTGCAGAGTAAACATTTCCACTTTCATTCAAAAATCCGATTGCTTTCATAAAATCGTGCAATTGATTTCCAACGGCTACAATAGGTGCTTTTATTTCATTGACTATATTTATAGTTGTTCTATTAGAATGCACCACATTCCCAATTATTGCTAAACTACGTCTTTGAGCATCGGTAAAAGGCGAGGCACTTGATATAACTGTTCCATTCACATCCAACGCCACATAAGTACTATTCGCTGTTGCTAAATAAGCGGGTGTCAATCCTGTTACTCCTGCATAATTTATAATTTTTACAACGGGTTGTGTCAAATTAGTGAAATCAGTAACCACATAATACCCTGCTGCGATATTGAATTTAGTAGGGTCGGCATTTATTGACAAAGCCAATCCTTGTAAAAATCCTGTAGGCAAGTTTAGCTTTTTGTTTAACGAATCTTGAACCGCTGCTGTTTTTGCGATGTATGCACTTGGAATTTTACCTTGAGTGCCATCTGTTCCGAATGTTCCGATATATGTCGGGGTTGTGATTGTTTGGAGGGAATTGTTTTTGATGCCATAATCAAACTCCTGTTCCATTCCACTAGAAACCTGCCCTATTGATATAATTGAGTAAAAAAATAGTAATAAAAATGTTATTTTTTTCATAGTTTAGTTATTTTAAAATCTTGTTTTTCTTTATTAAATTCTTTTAGTACTGTTTCGTATATTTCTTCTAAATGTTCTTTTTTACTGCTCCTGTCCTGTTGACGTTTGCCCGTAAAATTGTACGGTGCATAGTAATAATAATAAGAAAAGTATTTTTTTCATTTGGTTTAAATATAAAATTTTATTCTAATTCTTTGACCTGCTATAATTATTTTTTTAAAGGTAACTATATCTCCTACTTGTGTAAACGTGTTTAAATCGCTTATATAAGAGGGATCTTCTGGAAACTGAACAGTATCATTAATATGCCCCTCAATTGCAATTGCACCATTTGGAAGCGTATAATTTTGTCCTGCTCCTGCATATCTTTGATTTACGATAGCTATAACAGTACCATAACGAGCATCTGTTTTAGCTCGAATATACTCCCACATTGTAGACTTTCTTGCTTTTTTACTTGTGCCTTCTGGACTTTCTAACGTGTCGGATTTGTCTACTACATAATCCCAGTCATCATCTTCAAACGACGTTAGCTCTGGTAGTACTGTTAATTTTCTATTAGCCATTTTGTAAAATTAAATTATCATTATTTTCCAACATAAAAAAGTCTGAATTTTGCAATAGTAAATAATGCTCAATTACCGTATCTTCTTCTATAAACCCAACCGTTTCCAAATCCAAAACAAAAACAGATTCTTCTTTTTCTTTTCCTGTAAAGGTTATTTTAAAGCCATTTAAACTGCTTTTTGCACCTCCAGTTTCATAGGTTATTGTTCCAGCTTCCATCCCGTTATATAGTCCAAAAATTTTATAAACCCCGTTATTATCGAGATACAAAATTCTAAAGTCTATATTTTGCAATAACTCAATTTCTTTCGGGTCTGCTCCTTGAAAAGCCAAAGAAATGCTTTGATTAAAAAACTTTCCGCCTTCGTTTTGATCCATTGATTCCGAAGCGTTTGAGGCTTCTACACTATGGAACGAATAAATAAAAGTATCAGGAAATAAGACTAATATGTTACCATCTGTTATTATTTGGCTTCGTGAATATTTCACATATTTACATAACCAAACTTTGCGAATTCCTCCGACACTATCTTTACACTTTCTAGTATATCCGCTTATAATTTCCACCCGAAACTTACTTTTACTTTTTGAGCATTAACTTCATCTTGACATTGTTGGTATTCGGTTAATGAATTTTTGCAAATCCACTTATTGAAACGACCTATATACATTTGTGCCAAGTTGTGATATTTTCCAGATAAATACTGGCATTCCTCTTTTGAAACAACCTCTATTTTATCGCCTGTATGCTTCACAACCCCACCGTTATCAACAACATAAGAAGCTATTTCAATATACTGCGCTACTGCTTCATTTTTAGTAATTGGCTTGATTAAATCGGTGTATAATTCAAGATACAAACCCGCTAATGTATTCGCTTCTTTGTCTGCTTTAATTTTGTCGTACAATATTGAACCCAATAACGGCTCAATAACAGATATTTGAGCGTCCGCAATACAGAAAATGTATTTATCCGTGTCCGTATTTCCACTTAAAATAGTGGAACGGGTCATTTCTTCGGGTGTTATGAATAATAATTCAGCCATAATATTAAATATCGTGCGGTGCTATTCCCGCTATTCCTGATGCTCTACTTTCTTTTGGTTCGTTTTTAGGATTATTAACGTCAACTTTTACACCTTTTTTACGGTAAGTTAACTTTTCCCAGTAATGTTTGCAAGTTCCGCCTGTAAAATTAGCACTTAATAAACCACCTCCTTTATATTTCCAAATAGAATATGGTTCGTTTGGTGTTGGGTGCATTCCAAAGCCTGGGTTTACATTATTCTCGCCCATCAACTCTATATCTTCTCGCCTATAAATCTTATTTCTGCGCATCATTTCTTTACAAAATGGTCGCTCTGGGTTGGCGTTTCCTGCATAACGGTAACGATAAATATAAAATTCAGTATCCCATTTAGATTTAGCGTTCGGTATTGCAGTTCCACTACTTACTGATGCTAATGTTAGTTTGTCTTCTTCTTCATAATCAACTGGCTTGCATTCTATTAATTCGTAATCGTCAAGATTTTCATCTTCTCCATACAAATCTAAATCAATCTTTTTTTTTTGCTCCGATAACTGAACACTTTTAGGCTCTGTAAGCGGTGCAAAATATAAATCCAACATTATACCGTAAAAATTAATAACCTCTTCAAAAGCCTCTGTTATTGGCGTTTGCTTAGGCTGTATAACTCTTTTCATTAATTGCGCTTCAGCTTCATCAAGTTCGTTGGCATTATTTCCAAAACCACCGTCTGACATAATACCAAATAGTTTTGGACTTACAACTTTATGACCTGTCATTATTTGTTGACGGCTTTCACCTGTTAAGTATTCCCACTGTTTATGTTGCGCATCGTTTACAGGAAAAGGAATAATTGTAATTTCAGCATCACGACCATTAAACGAAATCACAAAATTCATTGCATTTGGCGAACCTGTCAATTTAGCTTTTATCTTTCTTTCGAACTCGTCTTTTTCCTCGGGTGTCATTGTGCCTCCGTCGGGAACGTTTATAATATAACCAGCACTTAATCCCTTTTTTATAGAATTAATATAGAAGTTTGCCAATTCCTCTTCCATCTCGGCATAAGGCAAAGCACTTAAATAATCTGGGTCTGAAAAATAATTTTTACCCGCTTTATATGGCTTTATGCAATATATCTCTATATCTTCTTTTGAAGTCCCGAATGCGGGATAAGGTTTTGGCGGGTATTTCTGCGTATTAGTCCAATCTTTAGAATACCAATAAGTATCAATTATCCCGTCTTCATTTTCTAAAGATGGAACAACTTGTTGTTTAGGTATATGATAAATCGCTCCTAATTTATTTTTGTCTTTTGCTCTAATAACTTGAAATGAAGCTTCGCCAAATAATTCAAAATCACTTACAATTTTACGAACTTCTTTTGGTATTAAAATAGAAACAAAATTTATCCATGCACTTGTGTTATTATTTCGTGAGCGCAATCCATTACCGTAAATAAGATTTGCGTAACTGTCTATAATAGCTGCATTTGTTGGCGAACCATTAAAGCGGTCAATTATGTATTGGTAAAATTCATTATTTTTACCATTCAAAACCCAATTTTTAGATTTGTTTTCTTCTAATTTTGGTCGTACATAATTAGATAATTGCAATAATCTTATATCGTTACTCATAATAGTAATGGTCTTTTGTTGCTTTAAATTCCTGCGTATTTTGCGAAGTTACAAATATTTTATCTCGATAAATAATATCTGTACCTTCTAATATTTTTAATTGAAACTTTTGACTTTCGGTGCAAATTAAATCAAATGTGATTGTAGCTAGTCCGTTTACGTAAACATACAAGTTGTCGATTGTTTCAGTAGTCTGTAATGTTTCGTCATACAATTCCAAAGTTAATATACCCGTAGGCATAAAACGAGGTATAAAAGTAATTTCGTGCGTTATATTTGTTGGTAATAAAACTATCATACTATTAAACGTTTTATTGTGTTTTTTGTTATATTTGCATTATGGAAGCAGAATTTTTTAAATCAGAAATAGAAAAATACAATACCAAATGTATTGATTCAAAAATTAGCGTTAATTTTTGCTATAACGAGTTGATGTATAAATTTGAAAAATACTTAAACCAAAGAAATAAAATTGAATTAATAAAAAGACTTAATTTTAAAGATTTATTTAAAGTAAAAGTAATTTTAAACAAAGCCAATGTTAATTCAAAACAAGAAGAATTAATAAGTGCGCAATCTGATTTTAAAAAAACTCAAAAAGATTTGTTTGATTTTTTAGATAAAACAAAAGATCCGTATTTTTTTATATTACAACCTTTTTACAAATTTGGCTCAGGCATTAATTACACGCCTATTACATATAAAAAAGATAATTGTAGTGGCATAAATAATATCGATATTGCCTGTGATTATGCTAATTATAAAATAAAAACCCGTATCAATTAAGTTACGGGTTTTAATTACTAATCCTAAAAATATCTAAACCAAAGCCAAAAATGCTGCTACTGTTGCAGTATCTAATTTAGGAGACAAACTTCCAGTTGTCGAAACGCCTGTCAATGTATATCCGTTCAATTCTGTTTTTGCTCCTCCAGTAGATTGAACTACCGTGAAGTCAATACCGTCATCAATTCCGATTGCGTGATAAATTCCGTTTCTGTCTTTTACTACTGCCATAGGAAAACCATAGGCAAGTAAATTCATTTGAGCCGATGTTACGGCATCAATTTTTTTCAATACAAAAGTACTTGTTTGGGTATTTACTGATGTTCCAGAATTCCTGTCAGAAACCATAGATTCTGAAACGTTATTTCCATCTCCCTCTAATTCATATTCAAAAGCCGTTAAAAGTAAAGGATTAATTGCTGTTGCAACTCCTGCCACTACTGTAAACGGATTTTCTAAAAAATTAAAAAGAAAAATTTTTCCAATACCTCCTAAACCTTGCTTACAAGCCTTTTCTCTACCCGATGTTAAATCACAAGCCATAATTATATATGTTTTATTTAAGGGGGAAACTAATCCCCCTTTGTTTCTAATTTAACTATGCTATCTCTCTCGCCCAAACGATTTCAGCACCGTTGTAATAATTTACTCCAGCGTTGTAAACCATTGTACCGATAATTTTACCGTTCAACAACGTTTCGTCTTGGTCAACCATTCTAACTTCGTTATGGTCTGCTAACAAACCAGTTCCAAAAATTAGGTTTTTAGGCTCGGCAATTACGATTGTGTTTGTTGGCAATCCGTTTACTTCATCCAATGTGTATTTACCGATTTTCATTGCTGTATTAGCATCGCCACCCAATCCGTTAACAATTCCTTTTGAAACCAATAGGAAGTTATAAGCTTGGTAAACGTCAGGCGAAACACCTACTTTCAAAGTTTTTCTTCTCAATTCAATTGGCACTGCATTCAAAGCCAATTTCAAGTGAGCTTCAACATTTGATTCAGTTGTAGCTGCTGGAATATCAACATCAATAACCGTTGCATCGGCTGCAAACAGTTTCAAGAAACCGTCAAATTCGTCTGCGTTTCCTCCGTCTCCGTTCCAAATATTGTCATCCAACTCTTCGGCTGTTTGAGCCAATTTCTCAACCATTATGGCATCCATAATGTCTTTAGGTGCGTTATCATTGTGAGCACTTGCCCCCATAGTTTCTTCGCTCCATTGTGCTCTAAAATCTTCTTTACAGATTTCGAAATCGTCTTTGAATTTTTTAGGCTCTAAAACTTTTTCACTCAAAGTGATTGCACCCGCTGGAACGTGCCCACAAGTGTATTCTCTTTTACCGCCTGTTAATACGATTTTACGCAAATTCAATTTGAAATTTACGTTAGGGAATACTGTTACAAATCCTTTTGCAATTGTATCCGCTTCCTTAAATGCTTGCCCAACTATTTCGCCAGCTTCTTTGCCTGCGTAGTTAGAAGTAACTGTTACTGTAGTTGCCATATCTAATTTTTGTGTTTGTTAATTGTGTTTAAAATTCTCTCTTTTGCTGTCATTTTTGAAAAGTCAACCTGTACTGGTGTACCTTGAATTGGTTTCGATGCTGGTTGTTTTGACAATTCAGCAATTTGATTTTCTAAATCTGTAATTTTTTTCTCTTGTGCTGTGTATTTAATCAAAATTGATTTAATAGCACTTTCAATTTCACTTGCAATTTTAGCGTCATTCGAAACTTTTCCGTCTTCGCCAGCCATGTCTTGTGCGGGTACTGGTTCGCCTTGAGGCTCGCTTGCTGGTTTAATTTCTCCAACGATACCCTCCTCGGTTACAACTAAAATAGTACCGTCTTCTAAAGGATGTTCTCCAACTGGGACTGGGACTTTTGTCCCGTCTTCGGCAACTACCCAAATAGCGTCTCCCGCTTTCATAGTGTCGCCTTCAAATTCAATCTTAACACTGCCATCCGCAAGCATCATTGAACCAAGTTTGATGTCGGCTTGCTTTGTTGGAGTAAGTGCTAAAAGAATTTTTTCTAATAAACTGTTTGTATTACTCATTTCTATATTTGATTTTAAATTTACTTCTTCTAACGATAACATTGCATCGATTGAAAAGCCTTGTACTTTTCCAGTCTTAATGTAGTTATTCCAAACTTCCTCACTATCTACTTTCATAACAGCAACCCACGACCCTTTTGGATAACTAAAACCAAAGTTGTTACTTTTGTCGTTAGTTGGATTTTCAACAATCCAAGATTCTGTAAACGTAACGCCTTTAATGTTTTGGTCAATATCGTGTTCTATTGTTGAGTTTGAATGATTATTATTTTTAAAAAAACCATAAGACAATTCTTTAATAGTTTCCTCATTGAAAACGATATTGAACTCCTCTCCGTTTTGATTTCTGTATATTGGTTTGTTTGGTTCTAACACCAATCCCATTAAAATACGTTGTTCCTCGTTTACGGTTTTTAGTTGTATCGGTTCATCTTTTGAAAGTGCAATAAATAAACCCTCCATTGCAGGATTCTCAACTAAAGAAATTCCATAAACTCCTTTATTGGTAAGTGGGTTATATTTTGCTTGGTAGGTTTTCATTAAAGAGTGAATTTAGAAGATATACTTCCTATTTTTGAAATATTACTTTGCAAATCCATTACTGTTTTCATATCTGAATCTACCTCACTTAACCATCTCATAGCTCCTTTACCTTGCGGGGTATTCAATAATTCGGGGTCAAGTGCTTTTAAGTCTGCAATAAATTGGTCTGCAATTTTTTTAGTTTCAGAATATTTATTACGTGCTGTTTGTAGTTTAGAACTTGCAGAACTCATATCTGTTCCGAGTGCATTTACACTTGATTTTGCGCTTTTAATTGCGTTAAAAATATCTTGAACCCCTGCAAACTTCACATTCGTTTCAAACGCTAATTTTATTTCTTCTACTTTCATGATTGATTGTTATTTATAATTAAACTAAATTGTGTTAATATTGTTATAAACTTGCACTCTTAATAATATTCCTGTCTAATTCTTGCCCTGTCGAAACATTTTTGGAAACTACAAACGCTTCAATAGGTTGCTGTTTATTAATCGATGATGCAATTTGATTTGACGAAGTGCCTTGTACTAAATTAAATGATGGTGCGCTTGGTGTTGACGAACCTGATTGCAAAGAAGACCCACCGCCTGCACTTCCACCGCCTAAAGCCGATAACCCTTTGGCTGTAGCTGCAATTGAAGAAGCTATACCTATTCCTGCCCCAACCGTGTTTAGAGTAACCCAAGGCTGTCCAGCAGTTAACGGCGAAGCAGCTACTGCTTTTGCGTTTGCAGCAACTGTGTTTATTATTGTTTTGGCTATTCCTGCTGCGTTTTCCGCAATCAATGTAGCTTTTTGAACCGCTTTACTTTTTTCTCCTAAACTTTTCAACAAACCAATCCCTGCGCTTACTGTATCAAGTGTTCCGTTTTGAATTGCTAATTTTGCATCTGCCACGGCTTGTGCTTCTGCTATTTCTTTATCGGCTGCCTCTTTGTCTTTTGCCTCTTTATCTTTTTGAGCATCTTCTTTTTTCTTGCGTTCTTCTTCTGAAATTGCAGCCATAGCATCTATATGCTGCATTTCAAGTTCCTGTGTAGATAAATTGTTAGCTTCTAAAACCGCTTTCTTTTCTTCGAATTCCCTTTGTTCTTTTTGAGCAGGTGTTTCTGTGTTTTTCTTAAGCTCGTCAACAATTGCTAAGGCTTCTTTTGCCGATTCCATATCTGCTGCCAGTTTTTCGTCTGCAAGTCTTTTTTCTTCTGCTGCTTTTTCTTCAGCCGCTTTTATTCCTGCTTGCTTCTTTTTATCTTTTGCTTCTTTATCTGCTGCATCAATCTTATCCTGTGCTTCTTTTGCTTTCTTGTTTCTTTCGGCAGTCCTATCAGATTCCGCTTTGTCTATTTCACGGTTAGCAGTTTCACGAAGTATTTTTAATCTTTCAAGTTTTTGTTTTTCGCTTAAAGTTTCATCTTCGTTTATATCTTTTACATGTTGGGCATACTTTGTATTTGCTTCAATCTTTCTTTTAGTATATTGGTCATAAGTATCACCGTATGCATCTAAAGCAAATTTATTTTTTGCCAAAGTTGTTTCCGCTTGTTTGCCTAACCTGTCTAATTCACGTGAAGCATCCGAAGTAGCACCAACAAAATCCGTAACCGTTTGAACTAACGATGTAAAAATATCCCCAATAATTGAAAGTCCAGGAATAAATGCCAATACAGCCTTTTTTACCTTGTCAAAATTAGCAATCAACAGCCCTAAACCAATAACTATAAGTCCAATTCCAGTTGATGCCAAAGCTATTCTAAATGCTTTCATAGCACCCGTTGAAGTTCCTACAACTGTTGTATAAACTCCCTGCCACATTGCACTTAATTTTTGCGACTTGGTAAATAATACTGAAGCTTCAACTGCATCTTTTACAGTCATTGCTAAACCTCCTGTGGCATCATTAAGCAATCCCATTGCGCCTCCATTTTCAAGAACAGCGTTTGAACTTTCTCCCATAGATTTAGCAACCCCCTTATTGGTATCGCTTAAATTATCAAGAGAATCATCAAGTTTATTAACTTGTTTCTGAACTTGGTCAAGTCCTGTTTCTTTAACTACTATATTTATAACTTTCTCGATTGCCATCTTCTGTATATTTTTCTAAAATAATTATCTATTTCATTTTGTCCTTTTGCAATCTCGGTAAATTTACCAGCACCGTAAAATGGATTTGATTGTAATAATGTTATTATATCCGCTATCATAATTATGCGTATTGTGTTACTAAAATTTCTATTACTTCCAACGTTTCCGTATTAGTAATAGTTGTGTTTGTTGTCCTGTCTAATGCTGTTGTGTTTTCTAAAAAAGTATAATAAACATTATTTCCATCATATGTCAATGATAACCACGAAGCCCCATTAACATCAAAAATCGGATTGCCTAAATTGTTAACGTAAACAGATTGCACTTGCTCTGTGTTATCCGCAAACAAATTAGTTGTTGTTGTTGTCATTGCGCCTAACACTAAATCAAATGAGTTTATTAAGTTTAATGTTATTTCACGGGTCAATAAGTTCAAATTATAGTTATCTATTCGATAGTAATTATTTCTAATTTCCAAAACATCATTTAATTGCAATTTCAATAATAATCTTAATGGCAAAATTGCCTTATAAGAAAAAGACCTTCTTTTAATATTAAAAATTGATTCAATATAACTTCTGTAATAATTAAAATATAATGTATTTTCACTTGCAACATTATTCCATTCGTTATTTTCTATTCCAAAATTCAAGTTGTAATCAGGCAAAACAAAATCAACTGAATGAGATGGCGTGTTTATGTTTTCACTTAACTCTGTTTTTGTGCCTAAATCATCTATAAAACCAATTGTTTTACTTCCAATTGCTGTATTAATATTATAAAATATATGAACGTCTGGGCTAACGGGTTCAATTTTGTCGTTAAAAATTCCCCCATACATTATATTTGTAAGCGAATTGTCGTTTAAATCAGGCAATCTTTCATAAATTATTTGCTCGAAAGGAACTTCAATTCCCAGACTATCGCCTTCTAATGGTGTACCACTTGGTGTACCGTCATCTGTCAATAGTGTTGCTTCGTCCCCATATCCTTGCCCTGTGTTTGTTTTGAATTGGGTATTCAATAATGTCTTTGGTTCTTTAAACGAGAAATTAATTTCATTTAAAAGGTTACCTCTTGACACTTCTAAACTATCAGTTTTTACGTATTTTGAAATATTATAAATGCTTCCCTGTGCATAATAATTATTAAATGTGTCAATGTAAATGTTATCGTAATCATCCGCTATCACAACTAATTTAAACATTTTAAACAACCCGTTTAAAAAGTCAATCAATTTTAATTTAGGAAAATTCATTGCTAAATTGAATTGGCCAGAAATTGTTTGCTCTGGAAAGTTAGCAACCCCATTATAAGATTCATAATCAAATTCAATTGTTAGCCTTGAACTAAACTTAAATTCATCATTTGCCGTAACGTACCAAGAATGTTTTGCTGGACTATTTCTATTAATTGTATAATAGGTATCAGTTGTTCCTGTTAAATCTGAATAAGCACCCCACGGATTACCATCTAACTTTCTTTCAATCTTATAAGGCACTGTTTCATATCCAGCACTGGGTGTAATTCTAACTAATCCATAAATCCTTTTGCCTCCAGCCGTAAACGTGTCTTCAACTAAATCTAAAGCCCCACCATTGCTACCTATTGTTCCAATGTTTGTAAAGTCAATTCTTACTTCATTGCTATTAGCCAACGATGTTGAATTATTCGCCCATAGGTAAAGTTTTTGAAATTGTGCCGTTCCAAAGAAGTCACGACTAAAAGTAATATTAAAATCCGTTTCAATAGCTTCAATTATTTTTATTAACTGAATTGATGGTTTTAATAAATCCCAATTAACTCCAGTGTTTGCGCCTCCTGTATAAGCTATGTTCGCAAGTGTTGCCGTGTTTATATTTTCGCTACCTGAACGATAGTACAATTGTTTTTTAACGAATAAATTATAAACAACTGCGCCACTAAACAAAGAAGATGTAAGTCCAGTCTTTACATTTGCAGGGCTGTAATTATGATTGTATGCTGATAAGTCAAGGTCTTTTAATTCATAGTTTTTCAGTTTGTCTTTTAACGAAACTAAGTTACCTACGAAATTAATAGTGTATGAACTCGGTTTGCCTTGTTTAACACTTACCTTATTTAAACTCCACTTACCTGTTTTAAAAGGAAACCCATACAATTCAATTCTTCCAGCGTGTTTGATTCTTGCGTCAAAAGAGTTATCTATGTTGGCGTTGTAGTAATGTTTAAAAGTAATATTGTTTTTATGTGTTGCCGGAACAGTAAATGACTTCGAATAATCAGTCATATTTTTAGTAATGTCGTTAATGTTGGCAACACTTGAAGACAGTTCCACAGATTCATCTTTGAACAAATCCAGTTTATCATTACCGATGTATAAAGATGCAAACATTATTGATTGTTTATTTCATTAAAAGCATATTCAAATTCTACCTCATAATTAATTAATCGGTCTTTCATTCGTGTCTTGTACTCCAAAGATTTAGATCCAAGTTTCAAAGGAATATAATTTGTTCCATCGAACTGCCAAACTCTTTCGCTTAAAAATAATTGCTTCATTGTTTCGTTAATTGATTCATCGACAAATC